TGTATTCATTCGCACAATATTATCTTTATATACTGTGAATGAATATTTGGCATTAGCAATCTCTGGCATAGTTACTTGGTAACCAAGTATTGCACACATTAAGATAGTTATTATCATCATATTCTAGTCATTCCTCTTCACCTCCACTTTGATTATCGGCTCTCTTGGTGTTGTTACCTGCTCGTGAACCTGCCAGCCCACAGCGAACATATATGCACCGATTAAGAGCCACATCATTTATCCCCTTCTATTCTAATAAATGTAAACGGGGTGTGCTCCCCGACCCATCCACCCACTACGTTAAAGTTAAAGTGCTCAATAGCTTCTTCTTCTGTCATGTCACGCATTAGTATCTCAATGATCTTATCCTGGTCGTAGCACAGTGACACTGTACCGATGCGCTCAACAACCCCCATCAATGCTTCCTTGAACTCATCCATGTATAACAAGTCGGGATAAGTCTCGGCTACATCTTCTAGGGTCATTACCATATCCAATACATCACCATAGCCATAAACATAGCCAATAAGAGCAGCGCAAACTCTATTATCAATAGGTCTCTCATCAGTTTGTCTCCACTATCCTATTGGAATACCACGCTGCCTTGCCTGCATCTAACCGCATCGAGCCCTTGTTGCCCATACGACTAGCGTACTTGAGTACGTTGCCCTTCAGGTATCCCCTGAACTCCTCAGGTGTTAGCTTCGCCTCGATGAAGTCGATAGTCTCAATGCCACCCTGCATGTAATGCGCGGGGCTGTTAACCATGTCGGGTCGGACTGCATCCCAGTCTTGCGCTGATGCTGAGTTTATGCCTGCTAACCATAAGGCTTTTCTGGCATCAGTTTCGGCTGCAAGCTTTTCAAATTCCTTTTCAAATTCTGATTTGGGCGTGTCACCCACCCAGTAGTTCGGTTTCTTGTCTGCCTTAGTCTCCTCCTGCTGCCACCCTGCTTCTAGTGCCTTGTTTGACTTCTGTAGTGCCTCCTGTGCCCTGCGTGTCTCGTCGTATGAATATCCGTATGTCATAAACATAATCTCCTGTATTTGTTTTTCGGTGACAACACGTCCTGCCCGCTTGTTGTCGTCTATTACCCTATCTAATACGCTGTGTATCTCATTCATCTTACTGCTCCCACGATGTCGTTTAGTAAATCAAAAGCCGCTGCCTTGTCGGATGTCATCTTGGTATACACCGCCTTGTCACACGCAATACTCAGTAGCATTAGTTCTGTCTCAGGTGCCCTGCTCAATGCATCGACTAACCCAAACTTCTTAACCTTCTCGCCTGTCTCTAGGTTTACGACTGTGTTGTAGCTATATGTTTTGCTCATTTAATCCCCTTACTTAGTTTATGAAAATCATCCCACATAATGTTGTAGCACCGCATAGCGGGCATGTCAGTCTTCTTATACTTCTCGTAACATGTACAGTACCCTGTGATTAGTTTATCGGGTAGTGGCTTGTTAGCAGGTAGTGCTCGCTGTGCATCGAAGCATTGGTCTGCATGTGAGTTCTTAGCCCCCACTAGACACAGCATTACTACTACCATTCCTTTCATCGCTTGGTATCGCATGTCCCCCCCTTCGTTGTTGGTTCGACTTGGCTTGCGTTAGCATCAGGTAAGAAAATATATACAATCCATAAGAAAAGAAGTATGTTCATTTAGTCCCCTTACTTAGTTTATGAAAAGCGGCATCTGTTGTATTGGTTTTGCCTTCTTAACTTTCTTCTCTTTTGGGGGGCTGAATCTTACTGTCGGCATTGATATTGATACCTTGTATGCTTTGAGCGCGATGTTATATACCTCAAGGGCTTGGTTTCTAAAAGCAAGAGCAATCTCACTCTTAGCTTCTGCTTCCCCTAATACTAACCCTGCATGTCTTACCCGCTCCATAGCAGTGATGTGTTTCGCTATTTTGTTTTCTGTACGGTCAAATTGTTCTGGTGTCATTTTATATCCCTCCTCTTGATGCTGATTCAACCCACTTAGCTGACTCATCCATGTCCTTAGCAACACCCAACCCCCTTGCATACATGAGGGCTAGGTTGTATTGCGCCTCGACACTACCTTGGTCAGCTGCCTTGTGATACCAGTACAGGGCTTCCACATAACTCTTTACTACGCCCCGCCCCTCGTAGAACATCCATCCATACGCTTCCTGGGCAATGGGGTCGCCTTCTAATGCCAATTCAGGTACTTCGTCTAGGGTCATTTCTTCCCCCTTCTTTTAGCAATCGTATCGTCTCTTTTAGCAATCGTAGCGTCAGCCATCTCTGTAGCGTTGTCCCACAACCAATACATACAACTAATCACCAAGAGTATGGGATAGAACAGTAGCAATATCAAATACAAAATCCTTAGCGCGGTTCTCATTTGTGACACCTCCTTGTGAACTGTGTATTCTGGTTGGTTAGGAACTGCTCGATTGTTTTACCCACATCGGTAGCTACCGCTGATGTAGGGATGAATGTGTTTGCATCAAGTAGGTACTTGTTGCGTTCTTTTAGGTATGCTATGGATTCTGCACGTTTAGCTTTGTTGTATTCAGTTGTCATTTTGTATCTCCTAACTCGTTCGTTAAACATTCTCTCATAGCTTCTGCTACTTGGCAAGCTGTATATTCTTCCTCTTCGCACTGCCATGTACCTTCTTCTTCGTATTCATCCTCATCGTCCTCGTCATCTTGTTCCCTGTCGTTACAGTATTGCTTATTCATATCATTCTCCTTAGTGTATGACTGCTTCATCATCATCATTATTGTCCGCATATACTATATCTATAGCCGCAAGCATATGCTTTGTTACCTCTTCCTTGCTAAAGTTTGAGTTAACCAGTACCGCCAACGCAACTGATAAGCACGCGGATACCCCCACGCTGGCGTGAACCTTTTCCTTATCCAACAACACAAGCAGATTGTCTCTCATTTTCTCCACAGCAACCAGTTGCCTGTCCCTCTCTTCTTTTTTCATACCATCTCCTTTATATGAATTGTCCTGCCTACTGTTATGTTATCCACAGGGCGATTGTTAATTACTAACCACAATACAGGCAGGTCACCCCAATCCCCTACCTCATTAAACTCTCCGTCTGTTATCACGATGGCACATACATATTCCTTCTGTTCTTTCTTAGCCCAGATAGGCAGGCATGAGGGGTCGGTTCCTCCACCGCCTGATGGTTTAACTGCACCGACTAGCCCACCCATAGTACCCCGCTCAAACGTATCCACGGAAGCAACCTCAGTATCCCACCATGCTATGTCTATGCCATCAGGATTCACCTCATCACATAGCTGTTGCATATACCCTAGGAATACTGATAGTGCCTTGTCATTGATCGAACCTGATGTATCCCCCGCAATCAGTAACCGCCCGACTGTATCTGAGTATGATGATGGCATGTATAAGTCGTGTGCTAGGTATGTCCTGTGTGGTGCTCGCCATGTCTGTTTATCAAACCCTACGCACTGGGACTTAACGAACTCAGCTAATGCCTCACGCCAATCCACAGGCGGTACTAACATCTCCCTAATCCCTCGGGGCATACCCGCACCTATATCTCCTGCTACTGTAGCCTGACGTAGTGTCGCCTCTATCTGTTGTGCTATGTCCTTGGCATCTGCCTCGCTTATCTCCTTAGCTTCTTCCCATTGGTGGGTGTCGTGCCCTTCCTTAGGCTTACCGCCCTTCTTCTTTAAGTCCTCGAAGATTGCTCGGGTGTTCCATATATCCTTGTCGGCATACTCAGGCATCAGTACCCCACCATCTATAAACTTAATGCCAGGCTTACCATGTAGGTACTGGGTGTTGATGACTGCATCGCAGGCTATGTTCGCTAGGGCATGGTTCTCCTTGCTTAGTTCTTGCCATATAAACAAGTGCCTGAACATCTTATGGAAGTTCTCATGTAGCACAAGGAACTTAACTTGCTCTGCGCATAACCCCGACACGAAGTCCCTGTCGTATATCTCATTCAACCCATCCGTTGCCGCTGTCGTAACCTTAGGGTTGTCGAACGTAGTTGTCCCCATCATAAGAATCCCTGCCAACCATCGCCAGTCGGGTTCATTCATTAGTGCTACCTTAGCCTTACTTATCTGTTGCTCTGCTGTTAATTTGTTCATGTTATTCCTCCTCCTCGTCGTATAAAAATACGTACTTCCTATGGCTCATCGTCCCTTCACTCCAATACCCGAGGCTACTTTCTACATCCTTAGGTTGCCACAACACCCGCTTTACTAGGTCTTGTGTCTCAGGTATTAGGTAGCTCATTGGCTCATAGCCTGATGCCTCTATCCATGTCTTAACGAATATCTCATCCATCACACCCATGCGCCTAGTATGTTGTCTAGTTTGATTGCCATTTCCTCCCGCGCCCCTTCCTTGCGCAACTCCGTAGCATCCACACCTAACAACGCTGACTCCAATGATGCACGTGCCTTCTCTAGCTTCTGGTCGTTGGTGATGTTGAGTCGTTTCAAAAGGTCGCATAAGTCTACAGCATTCTCTACTAGGCTGTCACGGAATATATTCTTCTTACCATCCGCGCTGACACCCATACGGTCTGACATATGCTTAATCGTGCTATGCAGTCGTTCCCATAGGTCTTCGTTGACTTGTTGGATACGTGTGTCGAGCATGGATGTGTACTGGGCTTGCATCTCGTTGATAACCTCTGTCGTTGCATCCACCCTGAAGTCCCCTGCCTGTGGTAGCGGTAGGAATCCAACCCTGAACCCGAACTTATTCCTGATATCGTCCACGGACGGATACTCGTTCCTATTGAACAACGCCCCCAGTTGGAATGCCTGTGAACTAATCAAGCTTGGGTAGTCACGTAAGAACTCGCCCACTATGCTGTTGAACTCTATCTCCTGGGTGTTAATCCATTTCTTCAACTCAAAGAACTGTGCCATCGGGATAAGCCTCTGCCCACTATCACTCCAAGGCAATGTCATGGTATAGAAGGTTGATCGTGTTGCCGCTACAAAGTCCGTTACCTTCTTAAGGTTAGCCATCCCCGCCATCAGGTTCTTGTTGACCCTCGCGGCATCATCGCTGTATGCCCCCTTGTCCCGCTTAACCTCACGTGATGCTGTCTTGTCGTGCTTACGTGCTGTCCATACGCTGATGTTAAGTTCACAGATACATGCATTGATTGTGTTATTGCTCATTTTGATTCTCCTTTTCTAGTTGTGATAACCGCCTTTTTAATGCAGGGCTAAACAAACAGTACTGCAGGACAGCACCATCACTCGCAAAATCGTCCTTCATTGATACACGACGCCGCATACCTAACTTACTCCACACCCCACTTGAAGACCACTTGAGCCACAGTATGTCTTGTTGCATCCACGGAGGTAATGCAGTTATGTCGGCGTAAGCCCTTGAGGTACCCTTAGCGGTGATGTTGCAGACTCTACAAGAACCATCATACTGCACCATCACAGTTGTATTGCAGTTAAGTGCAATCCATATATCACTCATATCAAATCACCCATGAGTTCTCGATTGCAAACGCGGTTATCTGCTTATTCTTTATCGCAAACTCCATAACCGCCTGTGATGCTACGACTGTCTTAATCCACGTTGATGTCATCTCTAGTGGCATACGCTTGAAGTACGTAACGAAGCTGTCCATATTCTCCGCATCTAGGTACTGCATGGACTTATATAGCATCATCAACTGGGCAGGGGCTGACTTGGGTATCCTTGCCTTGGTTGGTGCTTTGATGATGTCGTTGGGGTGTGGTAGGTCTGACCCTAAGGCAATGAGCGCACTCATGTCCAATGCCGCCTTACTACCTATTGTGCCCACCAGTGCCTTGGTTATGAGCGCATCCCCTAACTCCCCGATGTTCTTCAGTTGGTGTGATGCCATCTCTAGTGTGCGAGGACACACATAGGATACGTTGTTGTGCTGTGGGTGATAGATGTAGTGGAATATACCCTGCCCATCCTTATGCAGTCGTGGGTCGAATGCTGTGTCCTTGTATGACCCAAACACCGCAGGATTCTGTGCTACCCATGCCAACACCAACCCATCCACCTTGTTATCTACTGCCCATTGTGTCCATTGGGCTTGGCTTGGCTTACCTATCCGTACCCTCACCACACGGCTGTTAGTATGTCCGTTGCTCTTGTCACCTACACCGTCCGATGCATTGTTAGTCGTACCGAACACAATACTACCCTCGGGCAACGCATAGTCCCCCACCATATGCTCTAGTAGCAGTCGGTTCATCATCAGCTTCACATACTCTGACCCCTTGAACACCTCGTCTAGCATAACCACCTTAGGCTTCAGCTTGTCCTTGCCATACCATATGCTGTTGACGTATGGGACTGTGGTCTTGGTGTCGTGGTTGGGCATTGACAGGGCGATGTCGGGTATGTCCTTGAGTGGTACATCAATGTAGATGTATTCGTACTTGTTCCCTAGCTGTGCCTGCAATGTCTTTAATATGCTCGACTTGCCTACCCCTGGCTCTCCTTCTATAACATACGACACCTTGCTACCGTTGATACGGATAAGTGCCGCGGCTTCGTTATGGTCTACTGTTAGTGCGTTCTTGTTGTCCATGATATACCCCCTTGAGTTGTCGGATTAGTCCTATTAAGTGATGCCTCTGTCTACTTCTGCTTACGTGAACCTTCTTCCTATTGAACTTGCTTGTGTGGCGGTGCATCTCCCTTTCTCCTTAGTAGCCCATCTATTATGTCTAGTCTGCGTTGTAGTTCGTTGGTTCGGGCTGTTATCACAGCAGGATGTATATTATACACCCCACTATGTAGCCATGCAATTGTTTTTATTAGGTATTCTCTCGTCTTCATTAATTAACTCCCAAAATGTAATATATCAATCATCTCACACCCCCCTGTTGTTTGCTCTGTCGTACAACATACCGAATGCGCCCCTTATTACATCCATCATCTCCATCAATAAGGGTTGCATCAGGTCATCATCAGCTAAATTAGGGACAGATACATACCCATCCTCCCCAGCGTCAATAATAAACCCGTGGTGCGTCTGAATTATTGTGTATTTTTTAACAATCGTATCACTCATCATCATCCCCCAGCACCATGTCGGTATACACCGTAAGAGAATCCCAATTAATCCCTATGTTTGCGTCGTGGCACTTGTCCGCCAACCTCAACACCTCACGGCATTGCTCGTCTGTTATAGGCCTGTCTGTGTTGCTTCGCACATCATCTATATGCCATGTAATACTGATTGAATCGTCGTCTTTTTCGCCGCAATTGTTACTCATCTCAACCCCCTATGAAGTAACTATTAATATAAACAAACACCCCACTACAAAACCTACTGCGTAATCAATCCATCCACTAAACATCAGCTCATTTTTCATATCTTGTCTCCTAAGTTAAGGTCTACTCTGTCGGATAATTCATCCACCATGTCTATCTCATAAAGTGCGGAAAAACTAAAACCATAAACTTCCTTGTCCCCATCCACATCTTTCAGTAATGCAATTAACTGGCGCACTCTCATTTTAAGCCCCTATTATAAAATACTGCGGATCAATCCATTCGACTACCTCGTCTGGTGTGGTGTTCAAATCGTGCATTGTGTACTCTTCCCACTCGTCGCTGTGGTCGCGATTAACTTCCGCGAGTATCTCGATATCCGTTAGCGTTTTATGTGTGTGTCTATCAATTATTATCATTTTAATCCTCCTTTGATTACGTTGACTTACATTTGTAAGTGGCCGTTCCGCGACGGCTCATCCACGGCTCACTCGTTCTACTCGTTCCGCTACTCGCCACTCTGTCGGGTCGTAGTCATCCATAAAACCTAAAGCCACCGAATCCGCGAGGTTCTCCAATAGGTCATTCAGTTCATCTTGTGCCTCCTTGTGGGAAACGTAGGTGTCCTGCTCCTCTGAAGTGTTTACCCACCCACCGCAGATACAATAGGTCTGTATCTCGTATCTCTTAGTCTGCATGATGTTGCCCCCCTAAAAAGCTATCTAATAGATAGTGTGCCTCCATTGCCAGTATGAGGTCGTTCCCATTACATATAGGGCGCTCACCACCGCAATGCTTCATGATATATGCCGCATACTCGTCATCTAATAGGCCTTCCGACCACCTTCTCTCCATTGTCATCTCAATATCCCCTATAACATTCATATGACCTGATTCGGCTATTGCCCTCGCTGTACCGCCCAACGTAGCTTATATTTCCTTTGGTCGGATTCGCATCCTGCCATGCCATGACAAACTTTGGTAAGTCACAATCCTCCTCGAGGTACGCATATGCCCCCCTCTGATATGAGTACGTAGAGATACTTAACGCTAGCTTGGCAATGTCTGTCTTCTTGACCTTACCCCATGCATGACCGCTGTCGCTGTACACTATGATTTTCATGTGATTCTCCTTGTGTGGGCGTTGCCGCCCTTTTGTTGTTTATCCTACTACAAAACCGCTTGTGTCCTTCTTGGCCTTGCCCTTGGCCTTCAGTCCTATGATGTGGCCTTTAGGGTCGAGGAAACGCAGGTCGCTGTCATCACCTGAGATAACAGGTAATCCTAGGTATGTACTGGGTAGCGCGCCTCGAAAGACTACTGCGACGTTTTGATCGTCCTTGATGGCCTGCAATACATGTTTGTGGTTTGTCATGGTCTCTGCCCTACTAAAAGTTAAGTGATAGTTTGAAGGTGGTCTGCGATTGGGGACTTTTGTATAGTCGTAGAATATCGTATCTGGGAACAGGCTGAAGATAGTCTCCCCCTGATGTTCCCCTGCCGATACCCTGTATTTCTCCCACACGATGTCGCTCGTGCCATTCAGCCTAATACTCAGGGTCATGCCCTTCCGCTCCGCTTGCTTTTGAGCAAGTCTGATGTCGCACTCCAACTGGGTAAAGAACACCGACTTGTTGGTGTGGAACAGCTTTGTCTTCCTGATTCTAGCTTGCTGTATCACGTTGGTTGTTTCGCCCTTCTTAAATATACCGCCTCGCCCCGCTTCGTTAAGGCATACCAACTTACAGTCGGTTGCCATGGGGCATGTGTTCATTACCCCCGAAAGTGTAGAAGGTGCGAGGTGCAGTATATAAGTCATGTGGTTCTGCTTGAGTCCCTTTGCTATCTTCTGGTTTGCTGTTGGTACTGTTAGTAAATACATACCCATTTCGTTCTCCTTGTTGACGGTCACTTACATTTGTAAATCACCGTATTGGTTTCGGCTCTCTTCTGACACCGTGATACATTATGACACATTGGGGATTCAGCGTACATTTATTTTTGTTCGTGCTTTTGGTTGTGATTTGCTTTTGTTTCGTTTTTTGTTGGTAACAGGGTTTTACGTAAGTCCTTGATAAGTAACCTGCGGCAGTTTCCGTGTTACCGAATAAGTGTAAGTGTTACCTGCGTGTTACCGAAAAAAGTATCGGACAATTTTTAATACTTAGAAATACTTAGGCCACTTTGGGCGCGGATGTTACCGAGTTCTCAGATTTATGAAGCGGTCTTGGGAAACCCGTGTTCCTTCCCCTCCTGAAATACCTCCTGTTAAATATCTTTAATAAATAATATATATATATGGGGAGTATTACGGAAAGTAACACAGCAAAATCAGTAACTTACCTAAATGTTACCGTGGGAATTGCTCTGGTAACATTCCGCGCCCGAATAGGTCTAAGTGGTTGCTTTTATTGTGCTTTAGGTCTGTTACCTTTTTGGTAACACGGAGGAAAATTCGGTAACACGGTAACACGAGGATAATCTGCGACGACGGCACGGCGACGGCTCACTCGTTCCACTCGTTCTTAAAAAAAAAGCCTTAGATTTTAGTCGAATTTTGGACGTAAAAAAGCCCCGCTTGCGCGGGGCGGTAAAACGTGCCGTCTACAGTTTCATTTTTGCAAATTCTGCTCGGGCATTTTTGAGGCTGTCGACTGCGTGCCGTCTGCCCTTGGCCTTCTCGGGTATCATCGCGGCTAGGAGTTCCAGTTCCGCAAACAGCTTCTCGGTCTCCGCGTGGAAGTTCTCACGTGTGCGGATTACAGGTGGGCTTGCGAGGCTTACAGCGGCTCTTGGGGCGGCGATCGTTGTGCCGTCCGTGGGTGCTAGCTTGAGCGGTATTTTGTCCGCTGCTGCCCCATTAGGAAGCTTTGCGTTGCCTGCCTTCTTGGCCGCGGCCTTGGCCGCGTCCGCAAGCGCTCGGTTGGTTTGGCTCGGTGCTTTGCGTAAGAACTTATAGTCTTTCGGGGCGACATTCAGGATGGCACGGCGGACGGCCACTATCGCGCTGTCCATTTCAATATCGCCTTTGGTGCTCTGCATGGTGTGACGATATGCCGCGGCCAGTCGGGCTATCATTGCTGACTGCGTTTCGAAGGTAACACCCTTGGCGCTCACGTGATAATAGGCCGAGGCCATGTATGTGCGGAGATTGTTCTTAAGCGCTGTGCCCGTGGTGACTAGGCCTGTGCAGATATCTGACATCGACATTAGTGCTACTGGTGCTTTGATTGTTTTCTTAACCATGATTAACTCTCCTATAAACAGGGCACGGCGTGCCCCGAGTAAGTATTATCCCACATCAAAACATATTGCGTGCATTTATTTTATATCGCGCGGCCTGTGCGTATTCTAGGGCGGACGGTGATTTACATTTGTAAGTGGCCGTTGTCTGTTTTACTTGGCGCGGCGAGAGCGGCGGCCTATAGAAGAAGCGCGCACGTGGGCACACAATGGCCATCCTGTCAACCCACCCTACCCCAACCCCCCAAATTGAATGAACGCGCACGATGCACCTATACATTGAGTTTTAGAGTTTCAAAAACCTTTCAAAACATTTAGACCCCCTACCCCCCTTAGTTTTCCCTGCACGCGCACCCACCCCCTCTATATAGGGATACCCCCCGGGCTAATTTAAACAACCTGTTGCAAAAATAAAAATATTGTGATATTCTCCCCGACCATGAAATCACCCAGAATTCAGTTAGATGATCTCCTTGGCGACGTTAGCTTATACCAACCCCAGTTAATGCGGATGGCGCCACCTACAACGATAGAAGAGTTAAATGAAAACATACGGTTAGCAGCAGCCGCAAAGACTGCCAAGGATATACTGAAGCGGTCCGGGCTACCTGACGTAGAGATAACTGAGGAAGATGCCACCCAGGCAGAAGAGATGTTCCTTGCACAAGTAACTAACGCACCCAACACACCGAGTGTGCTCACAGTTCAGAAGCCAGAGATTATATTGCATCTAGAAGCAATGGTTGCCGTGTACGACCACAGGGTTATTCAGCATGCAGACCAGATTCGGTACTTGGTAACAAATAAGTTACTAGAGCTGTCAGACCACAAAGATCCCAGGGTGCAGTTAAAAGCTGTGGAGTTGATGGGTAAGATAGCTGACGTCGGGATGTTCGTCGAGAAGCAAGAGATTACTTACAAACAACAATCTAGTGAGGACCTGCAGCAGAAGCTAAGGGAGAAGCTGGGGCTGTTGATAGAGGGTGATGTAATAGGGGCGACAATCGCGTCCCCTGCGGAAGTTGCAGAGCTAAACCGTGACCCTGCCGTCCAGCCATTGCCTAAGACACCAAAGATAGATAAGCAAATCCTTGCTACAATAATGAACACCTAACCCGAATACAGACCCGAATAGACCCAAATCCCTATGCTCGAGTCCCTAAAGGCGCAAATACAAGAACTTCCCCCGCATGAACAGCAGCGGATACTACTCAATCTGCATAAAATGCCAGAAAGAGAGAAAAATGAACTGTTTACCCTACTAAATGAGATAGAAAAGCGCACTAAACGCGAAGCCGCCCAGGGCGGGTTCCTAGACTTCATCAAAGCAGTATACCCCAAGTACATGGTCGGTGCTCACCACCGCCGCCTAGCCAAACTCCTGGAAGAAGCTATCCACGGGGATAAGAAACGCATCATAGTTAACATCGCACCCCGTATGGGGAAGTCTGAAATGGTATCCTACCTATTTCCAGCGTGGTTTCTTGGGCACCATCCAGACAAAAAGATCATCATGGCGACCCATACATCTGATTTATCGGTCTCTTTTGGTCGTAGAGTGCGGGATTTGGTCCATTCTGACGATTATAAGGCTGTTTTTCCTGAGGTTTCGCTAAATCCAGACGCAAAAGCAGCCGGACAGTGGAGTACTAAGCATGGTGGGCAGTATTATGCGGTCGGAGTAGGGGGTGCCTTGGCTGGACGGGGTGCAGATGTGTTCGTAATTGATGACCCGCACTCAGAACAAGAGGCCAAGACCAATAATCCTAGTGCTTTCTTGCCCGCTTGGGACTGGTTTCAGTCTGGACCACTACAAAGGCTTATGCCTAATGGGGTTATTATCGTGGTTATGACCCGATGGAGCATGTTGGACTTGACCGGGCAGCTTACAAACCACATGATTAAGAATCCGGACGCAGATCAGTGGGAAGTTGTTGAGTTTCCAGCCATTTTAGATGAAAATGAGCCAAATGAGAGGTCATTATGGCCTGAGTTCTGGCCTTTAGAAGAGTTAAAGAAGAAGCGCGCAGGCATGGATGTGCGCTATTGGTCTAGTCAATACCTGCAAAACCCGACATCTGAGGGTGCTCAGATGCTCAAAAGGGAGTGGTGGAACCACTGGGAAGAAGAAGATCCGCCTAGTTGTGACTATACAATCATGTCCTTAGATGCTGCACAAGAGTCACATAACAGGGCAGACTTTAGCGCAATGACGCTTTGGGGGGTCTTTTATAAGAATAGCCCGACAACTGGTCTCCCAATAGCAAATATAATACTCCTTCATGCGTGGCAAGAGCGGATGGAGTTCCCGGAGTTAAAGAAGAAGATGCTCGAGGAGTATCACGACTGGGAGCCAGACACGCTGATAGTGGAAAAGAAGTCGGCTGGAGCTCAGATTATCCAGGAGTTTAGGTCTATGGGGATACCGGTTATGGACTTCACCCCATCTAAAGGAAATGACAAGGTCTCCCGGGCCAACGCAGTTTCAGACATATTTGCCTCTGGTTTGGTCTGGGCTCCTAAGGATAGACGGTGGGCGCAGGAGGTTATTACCCAGTGCGCAGAGTTCCCAGTAGGGGCAAACGACGACTTAGTAGACTCAACCACCCAGGCACTACTGCGGTTCAGAAAAGGCGGGTTCATAACTTTGCCAAACGACTGGGAAGACGAGCTACCCGGGTTCAAGTCAAGGAGACAACATGGTTACTTCTGAAGCGAGGAAAGCTTACATGAAGGTGTACCGCCAAGCCAACAAAGAGAGGCTAACTGCGACTTCTAAGGCGTACCGGAGGGCTAACCTGGAGAAGATATCTGCGTACAACATAGCGTACCAGAGGGCTCATAAAGAGGCGGCCGCCGTAGCTGCAAGAAAGTACTACGAGTTAAATAAAGAGAAAAGACTCGCACGCATTAAAATTTACTACACATCTAACAGAGAGAGTGTTCTTGCCCGCAAGAAAGTATACGCCCGAGCCAACCCCGGAAAGGCTTGCGCCATAACAGCAAAACGAAAAGCAGCCAAAATACAACGGACACCTAACTGGTTGACGCCTGACGATTATCATGCTATAAGAACGCTATACGAGACCGCAGCGGCATTGACAAAGTCAACAGGGATTAAACACCATGTAGATCACGTTATCCCACTGCAAGGCAGAACTGTATCTGGGTTTCACTGCCCAACCAATTTACAAATACTCACAGCAACAGAGAACCAAATCAAGAACAACAAATTCACCGGGGACAAATGATGGCAAATGTAGATAAAAGCTTATACACAGCACCGCAGGGGCTAGAAGCACTGGCCGCGGACCCCGAGATGGATATTGAAGTTGATGGCATGGACCCAGAGATCCCTGAAGACGGAATGACTATTATACTAGGTGCCCTACCCGAGACCGAAGGTGATGATGACTTTAATGCTAACCTAGCTGAGTTCCTAGATGAGCGAGTGCTGGTAGAAGTTGTAGGCGACTTAATGGGTGAGTTTGAGGCAGACTCCAACTCCCGCAAGGACTGGTTAGATACATATGTAGATGGGCTTGAGCTACTCGGCCTGAAGCTAGAAGATAGGACAGAACCCTGGCCTGGAGCATGTAACGTATTCCACCCCCTACTAACAGAGACGCTTGTGAAGTTCCAAGCCGACACAATCATGGAGACCTTCCCAGCTGCAGGTCCCGTCAAAACACAAATCATCGGCAAACAGAGTAGAGAGAAAGACGAAGCTGCAGAGCGCGTCCGCGATGATATGAACTACCAGCTAACAGAGAAGATGCCTGAGTATAGGCCCGAGCATGAACGGATGCTATGGGGGTTGGGTTTGTGTGGTAACGCATTCAAGAAGGTATATTACGACCCGAGCTTAGAGCGTCAGGTGTCTGTGTTTGTGCCTGCTGAGGATATCGTCGTGCCTTATGGTGCGTCTAGTCTTGCAACTGCCCCGCGTGTAACCCATGTGATGCGGAAGACTGAGAACGAAATGCGCAAGATGCAGGTCGCTGGTTTTTATTTAGATGTTGACCTCGGAGAGCCCTCGCATGTTATTGAGCAGGTCGAGAAGAAGATTGCGGAGAAGATGGGGTTCAACGCTTCTATGGATGACCGCTTCAAGGTTCTGGAAATCCACACGGACTTAGATCTTGCTGGGTATGAGGATGAGGACGACGACGGAAACCCAACGGGTATAGCCTTGCCTTACGTTGTTACACTAGAAGCAGGAAGCGGAACCGTGTTGGCCATCCGGAGGAACTGGCAGCCAGAAGACAAGACCAAGCAGAAGCGCAATCACTTCGTGCACTACGGGTATATCCCAGGGTTTGGGTTCTATTGCTTCGGGCTTATCCACCTCATCGGCGCAGCTACTAAGAGCGGTACAGTATTGCTGAGGCAGTTGGTGGATGCGGGTACTTTATCTAATCTTCCAGGTGGTTACAAGACCCGCGGGCTCAGAGTCAAGGGAGACGATACACCTATCTCCCCGGGCGAGTTCCGTGATGTGGATGTGCCCAGTGGTTCTATTAGAGACAACATCCTGCCCTTACCTTACAAGGAGCCGAGCCAAGTACTGCAATCCCTGATGACTTCTATTATTGAGGAAGGCCGGAGGCTTGGTGGTGCTGCTGATTTACAGGTGGCAGACATGTCTGCTAACTCTCCGGTGGGTACTACGCTTGCAATTCTTGAAAGAACGCTGAAGGTCATGGGTGCTGTACAGGCTCGGATACATTACGCGATGAAGCAGGAATTTAAGCTCTTATCCGCGATTATACGGGATTATACGCCCAAAGAGTACTCCTACGAGCCAGAAGAAGGCGGCCGCAAGGCCAAGCAAGCTGACTATGACATGGTGGAGGTTATCCCTGTGTCAGACCCTAATGCAGCCACAATGAGCCAGAAGGTTGTACAGTATCAAGCAGTTATGCAGATGGCCCAAGCAGCTCCACAGATATATGACCTGCCAGAACTAAACAGGCAGATGCTGGAGGTGTTAGGCATTAAGAACATAGGCAAGCTCATTCCAACAGAGGACGATCAGAAACCGAAAGATCCTGTGTTTGAGAACATGGCCCTTATGAACTGCAAACCTGTCAAGGCGTTTATCAACCAAGACCACCAAGCACACATCCAGGTGCATCAGATGGCTATGCAGGATCCAAAGATAGCGGCGCTCATGGGGCAAAACCCACAGGCTCAAGCTATACAGGCAGCTGCTATGGCCCATGTAAATGAACACATTGCCTTTGAGTACCGTAAACAAATCGAAGAGCAGTTGGGTGTTCAGCTACCGAGTATGGATGATGATATGTCGGAGGAGGTTGAGCATGAAGTGTCTAAGTTGATCGCTCTCGCTGCTAAGAAGCTGTCGGATAAAAACACAGCCGAGACACAACAACAGCAAGCGCAGCAAGCGAGCCAGGATCCGCTAGTCCAGATGCAACAACAAGAGCTACAGATAAAGGGGCAGGAAGTGCAGATAAAAGCGCAGAAGACCCAGGCCGATATCGAGAACGACAAGGCAAAACTGGAGCTTGAGAAGATGCGTATTGAGTCTACGGAGCGTATCGCTGGGGTTCAGGTCGGAGCTAAGACATCTATGGAGCACAAGAAGATCGACTCCGCTGAACGGCTAGAAGGTGTACGTATTGGGGCCCAGACCGCACAGGCGGGCAAGCAGATGGACTTCCAACACAAGCAGCACGGCGACAGATTAGGTATGGATCATCAACAACATATCGAGGGAATGGGCTTACAACACAAACAGTTACAACAAAAATCGGAGGTAAGCAATGGTGCGTCAAACGCTGGAACTTCTAATGAGTCGGATAGAGGATGAGCGCAAGTTAATTATTGAAGGATTAGGTGATGGGCAGGCAAGAGATTTTGCTCAGTACCAAAATGCTGCTGGTATGGTCCGGGGTCTACTTACCGCGCAGAGAATAATCGCAGACCTTGTAAAAACTACGGAGAGTGAAGATGACTGATGTAATCGAGGTTAGTGCTACACCGACGCAGCTGCCAGACCCAAAGGGATATCGCATTCTATGTGCTGTACCTGAAGTAGAAGATAAGTATGAAGGTGGAATTGTCAAGGCGGACGCTACCAGAAAGATCGAGGAAAATGCAACAGTTGTGTTGTTTGTGCTTAAGATGGGTGATACCTGTTATAAGGATGACGCACGCTTCTCTAGCGGTCCTTGGTGTAAAGAAGGTGATTTTGTTTTGATTCGTGCCTATGCAGGCACGCGCTTTAAGATTCACGGGCGTGAGTTCCGACTTATTAATGACGATACCGTTGAGGCCGTTGTTGATGATCCACGGGGTTATTCCAGAGCATAAAGCAACCACAAACGCCAACCGGCGCAACCAGGAGGAAATATGAGCACCAACGCGGATGACATAGAAGTAGAGATAATAGAAGATGCAGCACCGGAGGTAGAACTTGAGATAGTAGATGACACCCCTGAAAAAGACAGGGACAGGAAGAATTTATCACCTGAGCTAGTTGCTGAAATAGAAGATGATGATTTATCTGACTACTCTAAGAAAGTAAAGACCCGCTTATCCCAGCTAAAGAAGGTTTGGCATGACGAGCGTAGGGCTAAAGAGTCAGCAGATAGAGAGCGTGCCGAGGCAGTAAGATACGCCAGCAGCATGCATGAAGAGAATAAGCGCTTGAAAGCAAACCTAAATAACGGTGAGCAGGCTTATATGGAATCAGTGAAACAAGCTGTGGGTGGTGAGATGGATGCAGCCAAGCGGGACTACCGCGAGGCATATGATTCAGGTGATGCAGACAAGCTCATAGATGCTCAACAGCGTATGAACAGTGCGCAGTACAAACTTACACAAGCACAGAATTATGTTCCTCAGTATGAAAAGACTTTACAAGCAGAGGAAAATAGTGTAAATGTAAGATTGACACAACCACAATCAGCAGGCCCCGATCACAAGGCTCTTGTATGGAGAGAGAAAAATGATTGGTTTGGGCAGGATGAGGAAATGACCAGCCTAGCTTTAGGGCTGCACGAGAAATTAGTAAGGTCTGGAATGGACCCTACTTCTAAAGAGTATTACACACGTATTGATGAAACAATGCGCAAACGATTTCCCGAGAACTTCGGGGATGATTCGCTGGATGAGGATTCGCCCACCCAACGCAAAAAACCGTCGAACGTAGTAGCCTCGGCAACGCGAAGTACCGCGCCAAAGAAAGTACACCTTAGCGCAAGTCAGCTATCGCTGGCCAGAAAGTTAGGGATAACGCCTGAAGCATATGCACGTGAGACATTAACATTGGAGAACAAAAATGGATAAGACTATTAGACCAGTACCTAGAGAAGCAGAGAGCCGATCAACATTCCAAAGGGCCGAACAATGGGCACCAGCGGGGTTAATACCGGAGTTTGTTAAGAAAATGGGTTGGGCTTACAGGTGGGTTCGCACCAGTATGGCAGGTCAAGCCGATGCTATGAATGTATCCTCTAAGATGCGTGAAGGTTGGGAGCCCGTCAAACCGGCAGAACACCCCGAAATGCAACTATTTGCAGATCCCAAATCTACCCACAGTGATTCTATTGAGGTAGGCGGGTTGATGCTTATGAAAACACCAGAAGAGTTTGTTGCTCAACGCACAGCCTATTACAATAAGGCAACTCAAGCGCAAGCTGAGGCGGTGAATAACAGCTTTATGAAAGAGAATGACGCTCGTATGCCTCTTTTTTCAGAGAAGAAGTCTACGACCACGTTTGGTAAGAAATAATAACAGGAGATTTAATTATGGCAACAACAGCCGCACCTTATGGCCTACGCCCTATCAATCTAATTGGAGGGCAGAGCTTCGCAGGTTCTACTCGCCAAATAGCAATTGCTAGTGGTTATGCAGCCAACATCTTCTTTGGGGATATTGTCGCTATCGCAGTTGATGGCACTATCGTCAGAGTAACTAACGTAGGTACTAACGCAGATCCATTCCCAGCTGGCACAGTGGGCGTGTTTATGGGATGTACTTACACCGACCCTAACATGAAGTACAAGTTGAACGCGCAATACTGGCCTACAGGTACTGTAGCATCTGATGCTATGGCATACGTATGTGACGATCCTGATGCCCTGTTCCAAATACAGGCTAATGGCGCAGTTACACAAACTATGTTTGGCTCTAACTTTGGTATCATTAATACTGCCGGTTCTACAACCACAGGCGATTCTAAAATTGCTTTGGCTACTGGCACCCGTGCTGTTACCGCTACTATTGGTCTGCGTCTCGTGGATTACGTAAATGGTCCTTTCTCCGCACTCGGTGACACATATACCGATTGTATTGTTAAATTTAACTTCGGTATCCATACGTATTACAATGGAACCGGTGTAGCTGACTAAGGAGAAATAAATCATGGCAATTTCACGCGCACAACTACTCAAAGAACTACTCCCAGGACTTAACGCCCTATTCGGTCTAGAATATAAGCGTTATGGTGAGGAGCACAAAGAAATCTACGAAACCGAAACATCGGAACGTAGCTTTGAAGAAGAAACGAAACTATCTGGTTTCTCTGCAGCACCTGTTAAAAACGAAGGCAACGCCATCGCATACGACAATGCTCAGGAAGCTTGGACTGCTCGTTACCAACACGAAACCATTGCTCTTGGCTTCTCTCTAACCGAGGAAGCTGTAGAAGATAACTTGTACGACACTCTGTCTGCTCGTTATACAAAAGCTCTGGCCCGTGGTATGGCATACACCAAGCAAGTTAAAGGTGCAAATGTTCTGAACAACGGATTCACTAACTCTGCCCCTTACTACGGCGGTGATGGCGTTCCTCTGTTCTCAGCATCTCACCCACTTGTTACCGGTGGAGTCAACAGCAACATTCCTACAACCCCTGCTGATTTGAACGAAACTTCCCTGGAAGCCGCTGTTATTCAAATCGCTACATGGACTGATGAGCGTGGTCTGTTGATTGCTGCTAAACCTAGCAAACTGATTATTCCACCAGCACTGCAATTCGTTGCTACCCGCTTGCTGGAAACAGAGCTTAGAGTTAGCACTGCCGACAACGATATCAATGCATTGAAAAACAACGGTTCGATTCCAGACGGTTATTCAATTAACCACTTCTTGACCGACACCAATGCATGGTTCCTAACTACTGATGTACCTAACGGCTTGAAGCATTTCGTTCGTAGCCCGCTAAGTACTTCAATGGACGGCGATTTTGACACCGGTAACGTGCGCTACAAGGCTCGTGAAAGGTACTCTTTTGGCTGGTCAGACCCATTGGGTATGTTTGGTTCCCAAGGCGCTTAAGTAACTTTAAGCTACGAAACCCCACTTCGGTGGGGTTTTTATTTGTTGACACCTCTATAAAACAGGAGTATAAGGGTTCTATCTAGGTACCATTTTTACTTGTGCAGACCGCCCTAGCGGACATTATAGAGACTGCATAGGAACGTGCTATAACACAGGAGATTCATCATGGCATCAACTACCTTCTCAGGTCCAGTCACATCCACAAACGGTTTTGTAGGCAAGACAGCAATCGGAGTAGTAACCCATACCCCAGTAGCAATTAACGCAACAGCCACAGCCACAGCTGCGCAAGTAGCAACAGGTTATATCACCTCTACATCAGCCGCTGCAACAGCAATCACTCTGCCTACAGGTACCTTACTAGGTGCTGCACTAGGTGCTGTACAAGGAACAATCCACGAACTTTACATTGACAACACTGCAGGTGCAAACACTGTAACTATGGTTGTAGCGGTAAACGGCATTCTGTCTTCTGGAGCGGCTGACACACCTGGTAGCTTTGGTGACTTAACTATTGCTAATGGTGTTACTGGTCAAGCACGCTTCACCCTTATGTTCTCGAGTGCAACGGCATACACATTTACACGTACCGCTTAATTTTAGGGGGTTACTATGGCAATGCAATATGACGTAAAACAGGCGCATTTAAACGGTAGCGGCATTTTTGTTGTTGGACCAACTCGTATTAAAGCCATTTCATTAACTGGCACGGCTAGTGCGGGTCAATTAATTGTGTTTGATACGTTAACAGCCCCTGTAACTACGGGAACTTATGCTCGTTCTACAACAACCGTTACTGTAACTCAATCAGCACATGGATTAGCCGATGGACAAGTTATTGGTATTGATTTTGCTGCTGGTACAGGCGGAACTGCTACCAACGGAAACTATGCTGTCACAGTATTAACATCTGGTACTTTTACTATTACAGACATTAATAGCGGTTCAATTACTGCTGGGGCTGCAATGGTTTATTCAACTGGAAAATGGTTAATAACATATGATGTATCCGCTGGTGACACATATAACAATGCTCCACTTATTCCCGGAGAAGGCGTAAGAGCAACTACTGGTGTGTATGGTTATATCTCAAATTTAACCGCAGCAAATATTTACTACGGATAAACTATGGCTACCCCCGCTTGGCAACGCAAAGAAGGAAAGAACCCCAAAGGCGGTTTAAACGCCAAGGGGCGGGCATCTTATAACGCAGCTAACCCAGACAAGCCGGGGCTTAAAGCCCCTCAGCCTGAAGGTGGGTCTAGGAAAAAGTCTTTCTGTGCAAGGATGTCAGGCATGAAAAAGAAGCTGACCAGTGCTAAGACTGCTAATGACCCAGATAGCCGTATCAATAAATCATTACGCGCGTGGAAGTGTTAATATGACCGAAGACGAAGTTATAGCAATGCACAGGCGAGCGTTTGATACTACCCGAGATGAAATTATCGAGGCAGTTAGAGTAGGTATTGCGGCGCATCCGCTATCTCCCGAGGAAGTAATGTGGGTTAGGTTGGCGATACAAGCGTCGGTTGAGAGGGCAGCATTGCGTAAAGCAGTTATTGAAAAAACACTTGCGGGGCTGGTATGGGCGGGCTTATGTGGTGCGGGTCTCTTTGCAATAAACTATTTTAGCGCCCACTGGATTCCGGGAAAGTAAAAGGTGATAAAATTATGCCAAGCACTTCGAAAAAGCAGCACAATTTTATGGCAATGGTTGCGCGCAATCCGAAGATGGCCAAAAAAGTAGGTGTTCCACAGAGCGTCGGGGCGGACTTTATCGCTGCCGATAAAGGCAAGAAATTCAAGAATGGAGGTGGTCCTGTGTTTAGTAAAATAAAGAATCTTTTTAAGGGTAAAGACGATCCTAAAGAAGAAATGAAAGAAGCCAAGGCTATTAAGTCCGGCAAGATCACCCCAGCGCAGTACGCCAAGGGCGAGAAGATGGAGAAGGCTATGCCTGTTCATCGCGGAATGAAAAAGGGCGGTAAGGTTAAGTGCTATAGCGGCACCAACGAGTCAGTAGTAAAGGCAACACCTAAACCAACACCTAAACCAGCGCCTAAACCAGCGGAAACCGAAGAAGAACAAAGGGTGCGCCTTCGTGACGAAGGAATGAACATGTTTGACGATCAGACACCAAAGAAAAAAACTATGAAAAAGGGCGGCTCAGTTAAATGCTACTCAAAAGGCGGTGGTATTGAAGTACGTGGTAAAACTAAAGGAAGATTTGTATAATGGCTAGCCGGGATAAGTACTCGAATCAAAAGCTTTCTCCGGAAGAGAGGGCTATAAATGAGGCAGCGCCAAGATCCAGAACAGTTATAGATATTAAAACACCTAGCGGCCCAAGAAAAAGGGTTGCTGGTCGTGTCAGTGCTGAGGACACGATGAACGATATAGGTATGCGTAATAGCGCTGGAACCCGCGAGGATGCTGATGCTCCTGACGGCACTGTAGAAGTTGGGCCAATAACACTTATGAAAAAGGGCGGTAAGGTTAAAGCACCTAAAAAGTTCTCCAGAGGCGGCGGCATAGAAGTACGTGGTAAAACCAAAGGAAGATTTGTATAATGGCTATTGATTACGCAGCAATGAACAAGAAAGATGCAGAGGACAAAGCTGCGTCAGATAAGCTCTCAACAGCGAAGCAAGCAGCCCTAGACAAGCAGGCATACAAGGGGCAGCGTGACCTTAATGCAAATCGTAGACGCATGCAATCCGGGAAGAGCGCTGGTGTTTTACCACAAAGAATTGCCCCCGGCGGTGTAGAGGGAACTGCAGCTTCTTTTGGTATGAAAAAGGGCGGGGCTGTTAAGAAGTTTGCCAAAGGCGGTGGCATAGAAGTACGCGGTAAAACTAAAGGCAGGATGTGCTAAATGAGGGCTTCTAGGGGCATGGGATGTATTAACCCTGCTAAGGTACCAGGCGCTAAGAAAAGTATTGCCAAGCCAGTTGTTACACGTAAAGTAAAGAAGTTTGACAAAGGTGGTTCAGTTAATCAACATGAAGGTATGAGTCATGGTACAGCTCGTGAACCAACAATAGAAGAACTACAGGCTATTAACCCAGTCAAGTATGGGGAGCCGGGGCTAGAAAACGTATATCCAGAGGCATTAATTGGTTCTGGTGTACCATCTAGTATCGCTAAACTTGGTAGGGGAGTTGTTTCTAAAGTTGACCCTAGAATTGCACACCCAATAACAAATCGGCTATATAAAGATATGTTTGTAGATGGAAGAGGAGAATTTGAGGCTGGCAATACATCTAGAGAGTGGGGTGGAAGAAATGTGTTTTCACAGAAAGAAATAGAAGATATTAAAAATACAGGGTATATGTTGCCAAGAGAAGGAGGCAACTCCAAAAGTAAATATTTTACTATGAGTGATAACCCTAAAAATCATTTACGAGTACGCTCAGAAAATATACCAGTAGGAAAGCCAGTACGCAGAGAACATATAGAGTTGCGTGATGAAGAAACAGGGAAATATAACCCCCTAAAAAAGGGTGGTATAATCAAAGCGAAGAAAAAGGCCAAGGGAGGGCTCACAGGCCCTCTAGATAATCTCGTTAAAGCAGAAATAGACTTTGGTCGTATAGGTAAAACAAACAAGAAATTAGGTAAATAATGCCAACAACTAGCACGACGACATTTAATCTAGACCTAAACAATCTCGTCGAAGAAGCTTTCGAACGCTGCGGAGCAGAACTGCGCTCTGGTTATGACTTGCGGACAGCCCGTAGGTCTTTGAATTTGTTGACGATTGAGTGGGCGAACCGTGGGATTAATTTGTGGACTGTTGAAGAAGGCAGCATCCCCTTAGTTTCAGGCACAGGCACATATAACCTACCTGTAGATACCATTGACTTACTTGACCACGTAGTGCGCACAGGTACAGGAACAAACCAGCAAGACATTAATATCTCACGCATTAGCGTGTCAACATACTCCACCATCCCTAATAAGAATGCCGTAGGGAGGCCGATTCAAATCTACATAAATAGACAATCAGGTGCGACTTCAGCCACGGCTGTGGTACAATCACCTACCGTTACAGTCTGGCCAAAACCTGACAGCTCCACCACTTACACATTAGTATACTGGAGATTGCGCAGGATTCAGGATGCTGGCAACGGTACCACTACTCAGGACATCCCCTTTAGATTTCTACCAGCAATGGTGGCGGGGTTGGCCTACTATTTAAGCATGAAACTCCCCGAAGGGATGGTTAGAATGCAGATGCTAAAAGCAGACTACGAACAGCAGTTCCAACTTGCAGCGGACGAGGATAGGGAAAAGGCACCCCTACGCGCGGTACCGCGCCAACAGTTCTTCTAAAATGCCAAGTAATTACGCCTCTGGCAAGAAGGCAATTGCGTCGTGTGACCGTTGTGGTTTTAGGTATAAGCTAAAGCAGCTGAAGAAGCTGGTTATAAAAGCCAAGAACGTGAACCTGCTGGTGTGCCCAGATTGTTGGGAGCCCGATCAACCGCAACTATTGTTGGGTATGTATCCAGTAAATGATCCACAGGCTATTAGAGACCCCAGAGCGGAATTAGGGTATTATGAGTCGGGGCCTGGTGGTGATGGAGGTAGTCGGATAATTCAGTGGGGGTGGAACCCTGTTGGTTTGAACGACCCGCTTGGGTTAGAAGTAAATGATTTAGTAGGCACTGGTGCAGTTGGCACCGTAACAGTAACAACAAGCTAGGAGAATAGCATGGCAAAAGGCAACGGATGTGAGAGCAAGGGTAAGACTAAAGGTAAGAATCTAGGCAATGACGGCGCTAAGTTAGGCGTTGAAAACGGCGGTAAAGGTTCTGCTGGGGTTACCTCGTTGGCTATGAAACAAATGGGTCGCGGTATGGCTAAAGTAATGAACCAAAGAAAGGGTTAAACCATGAGCGATTATAAGCAGCCACAAAAGGTACCTACGCCTGCAACCTCAGGATACCCAAACAATGTACCGAATACCCAAACAAAGACTAAGCGTGGTACAGGCGCTGCGACTACGGGTAATAAGTACAGCAAGAATAGCCAGTAAGGGGTGACCTAAATTAACTATACCCAACTTGTTGCTGAGATCCAAAGCTATGTGGAGAATGAGTTCGCTGTGGCGGACATTAACACGTTCATACAGCAGACAGAGCAGCGCGTATATAATGCAATCCAGCTTCCAGCAATAAGGAAGAACGTGACGGGTAGTGTCACAACAGGTAATAAATACTTGACTTGCCCTTCGGATTGGTTGGCTACTTTTTCACTGGCAGCTGTTAGTACAGGTAATGAATATACGTATTTACTGGATAAAGATGTTAACTTTATACGTGAGTCTTTTCCAGATACAGATGCTGCGTTTTATGGAGTACCGCAATATTATGCCCAGTTTGACCAAGACACGTTTATTCTGGGACCTACTCCGGATGCAGCCTACAGCATGGAACTACACTACTACTATTATCCAGAGAGCATTGTTACTGCTAGTACTACATGGTTGGGGGATAATTTTGACTCTGTCCTACTATATGGCTCGTTGTTGGAGGCGTATACTTACATGAAGGGTGAGGCAGATGTAATTGCTGGGTATCAGAAACGGTACGATGAAGCACTTGCATTATTGAAGACGTTGGGCGATGGTAAGAATAGGCGCGATGCATACCGCAGCGGGCAAGCAAGGGTTCCAGTTAATTAATTATAGGAGTACAGCATGGCAATAACACAGGCAATGGCAACAAGTTTTAAAGTCGAGATACTCGATGGGTTTCATAATTTTGGCGTTGGCGTTATACGGGCGAGCACAGCAGCGGATGTTTTTAAGATCGCATTGTACACTTCTTCCGCCACATTAAGCGCAACCACAACGGCGTACACCACTTCAAATGAAGTTGCTACTGCGGGTGGATACACAGCGGGGGGTAATACACTAACTATTTCCCAGGTTCCAACATCAACTACCACTACAGCATGGCTAGACTTTGCTGATTCTGTTTGGACTGCGTCTACTATCACCGCTAACGGCGCTATGATTTATAACAGCACACAAGGTAATAAATGTGTTGCGATCCTTGCTTTTGGTGGAGATAAAACATCTACCGCAGGTGACTTCACAATTATATTCCCAACAGCAGATTCTACAAGCGCGATTATTAGGATTGCTTAATGGCCCTCGTCTTACAAGATCGGGTAAAAGAAACAAGTACAACATCTAGCACAGGGACTTTCACACTAGCTGGTGCTTCTACTGGGTTTCAATCTTTCGCTGCCGTCGGCAACGGGAACACTACCTATTACGCTATAGTAGCCCAAACAATCACTGAATGGGAAGTCGGCATAGGTACATACACCCTGTCCGGCACTACACTATCACGCGACACAGTCTTGTCCTCCAGCAACGCTAATGCGTTGGTTAACTTCTCCGCTGGCACTAAAGACGTATTCGTTACTTACCCTTCCGAGAAGGGTGTATGGCTTGATGCTGCTGGTAATGCCACAGCATTGGGTACTCCTGCTTCTTTCGTAGGCACTAATATAACAGGAACGGCTTCTGGTCTTACAGCTGGTGCTGTAACTGATGGTGTATACACAACTGGTTCATATTCAAACCCAGCATGGATAACAGCACTAGCAAATTCCAAGATAACTGGACTAGGCTCTGCTGCGTTGTTAACTGCTGGTGCTGCTAATG